CAGGTAGAATGAGTTGTAGAAGTCCTAACCTACAACAAGTACCAAGTATTAACTCACCATACGGTAAAGAGTGTAGAGAATTATTTATACCAAGCAAAGGTTATGTAATGGTAGGTGCAGATGCAAGTGGAATTGAAGCAAGAAGTTTAGGCCACTATATTTATAATTACACAGGTGGTAAAGAATATGTAGATCTTATTCTTAATGGAGACATACATACTTACAATCAAAAAAACTTAGGTTTAAAATCTAGAGCACTAGCAAAGACTATACTTTATGCAGTTTTGTATGGAGCAAGTGCACGGAGAGTACATGAGATACTTGATTGTTCTATGTCAGAAGCAAATAAAGTATTAGAAAAGTTTTACAGAGTGTTACCTTTCTTACAAGAAATAAAAGAAGATATAATAGGTAAGTTAGAAGCCTTTGGTTACATCAAAGGTATAGACAAGAGAATTTTAACAATTAGATCACAACACTCAGCTCTAAATGCTCTTAACCAAAGTTGTGCTGCGATAATAATGAAAAAAGCATTAACAATACTTTGGGATAAATTAAAAGATAAAGACGCGTTTGTTGTAGCTAACATACACGATGAATTTCAAATAGAAGCAAAACCAGAAATATCTGACGAAGTAGGGAAGTTAGCCGTAGATAGTATAGTACAAGCAGGGGAACATTTTAACTTGAGGGTACCTTTAGGAGCTGAATACCGTGTCGGTAAAAGTTGGGCTGAAACCCACTAATTTAAAATGGAGAAAATGGGCTTCAAATTCTTTATGCAATCAGAGAAAACGACAAGGACATGATTGCGGTCTAACTATAGACGAGTTAATTAATATTACTCCAAGTCATTGCCCGTGTTGTCAAATTGTAATGGTACCACAAGGTAATCAAGAAAACTCTCCGTCAGTAGATAGATTAGATGTCACTAAAGGATATGAAAAAGAAAACATATGGATCATTTGTCATTCATGCAACACTAAAAAAGGAAACACTAAAGCACCAACAGATTTATACAAAATCGCAGACGCTTGGTGGCAAAAATTAAAGGATATAAAATGCAAGTTATTATAGTTTTACACGACAAAGAAGATAGTAAAGATAAGATTGAATTTAGTATCTTTGAAAAATACTCTGACTCTGAAAAACCAGAGGACATGCTTAATAGTCCTGCCGTTCAAGTTGGATCTATATTATCTGGTTTCCTAAAAACTGTAGAAAATCATGGGGCCTATTTAGGTGCTTTACCAATAATTGAAGCGTCAGAAAAAGATTTCGATGAAAATGATTTTAGAAAAAAGATTAAGAACAGAGACGGAAACGTCATTCATGTAAATTTAAATACTATAAAACCAAAAGGAAATGGATAATGAGTACACTGTTAGTAGACGCTGATGTAGTGGCGTATCAAGTAGCATTCTCAACAGAAGAAGCTATTAGGTGGGGAGATAGAGAAGACGAATATGCAATATGGACATTACATAGTGATGAAAAAGATTGTGTAAGAAAGATTAAAGATTACTACAATACTCTTAAACAAGATACTCAATGTAAAGAACTTATATCTGCATTTAGTGATAAAGATAATTTTAGAAAAGAAATATATCCTGATTACAAACTAAACAGAACTAAACAAAGAAAACCATTAACATTAAGTTTTTGTCGTGAGTATATTATTAAAAATTACAATGGTTTTGTCAGACCTAGAATAGAAGCTGATGATATACTTGGGATATTAGCTACTTCAAATATAATTAAAGGTAATAAAATTATTTGTAGTATTGATAAAGACTTAGATCAGATAGCAGGTTTACATTACAATCCTACACAAAAAGAATTTTACGGCATTACAAAAAAACAAGCCGACTATAATTTTTATTATCAATGTTTAGTAGGGGACGCTACAGATAATTATAAAGGAGCTCCTACCTATGGAGAAGTAAAAACTAAAAAGACACTTACAAAGAAAAAGAACTTATGGAAAGTAGTTAAGGATTGTTACAAAGAACAAGGCTTAACAGAAGACGATGCTTTAGTACAAGCAAGATTAGCTAGAATATTAAGAAACACTGATTACGATTTTAAAAAGAAACAACCTATACTGTGGAGTGGAGATGCCAAATAAAAATATGTTCGATAAAGCTTTTCCTAAAGATAGACAAGTAGGAGGCTCACATTATCAAAAGTTTATTATACAACCTTATGAATTTATTTCTAAAAATGGTTTATCGTTTTTTCAAGGTTGTATAGTTAAGTACGTTTGTCGATATTTGTTTAAAGGAACTGAAATACAAGACCTAGAAAAAATAATTCATTACTGTGAATTAGAAATAGAAAAGATAAAGGAAATGAAAAAATGAGTGGTGCAGAAGTAAAGAGATGGAAAAAGAAAACTTATATGAATGTAGATATTCTTATGGAAGATACTTTTTATGCTAGGACACCTGATATAAATAACGAGTATCCACCAAGTACAAAAGCTGTATTTACAATAATAGAACACAGAGAAAAAAGATCAACCTTAGAGGAGGTACCAATAGAAGATGAAAAAAATGAAGAAGCTCCTAAAGAAAATACTTCAGTGGATCAGCCTAAACCCACCGAAATATAAATTTGTTTTTGTTCTTTGGGAAGACGCAAACAGTGATAGTAGTTGGAACGAATTATCAACTATTGAACAGATGTTACCGACTATCTGTATAAGCGTAGGTTTTCTTATAAACCACACCGAAGACGCATTTGTTTTAGCCTCTGATTTTACGACAGATACTAAAAACGACCAATATGTTATTGCAGAGGGCGGTAATACTATGGTCATACCTACCAAAAATGTACTTAAAGTAGTACCAATCCCCCTTAAAATACAAGCCAAATAGTTGCTCTCTTGGATATAATTATGATTTCACAAGAGTTAATTGATTACTTAAAAAAACAATTCCCTGATAAATCCCCTAATCTTGCTGATAACGATAGAAAAGTGTGGTTTAAAGCAGGCCAATCAAGTGTTGTGTCCCATTTAGAGAAAATTCTAAATGATAAAGAAAACAATATTTTAAATGAAACAATAATAGGAGATATTAAATAATATGTGTGGATTTTCTAGACCGAAATTACCTCCACCACCTCCAACTCCTGCTCCTCCAGCAACAGAAGTTAATGCTAGTAATACTAGATTAAGAGAGAAAGCCCCAAAAGCTCCTCAAACAAAGACATCTAGTAATGTTAGTTATTCTAAAAAAAGAGGAAAAGCAGCGTTAAGGATACCTTTACAAGTCGGTGGTTCAACAACACAAACAGGAGCAAACGTACCTAATCCTTAATAAATTATGGCAAATTATTCTACGGCAAAATCAAGGTATAATACGCTTGAGGCTATTAGAGATCCATTTTTGGATCGTGCACGGGACAGTGCTGAGTTTACGATCCCGTCTATAATGCCTCGTGAGTATCACAGTAAACACACTACTTTACATACTCCATATCAAGGTATTGGTGCCAGAGGTACTAACAACCTATCTTCAAAGCTACTTCTAGCTTTACTTCCCCCTAATCAACCTTTCTTTAGACTAACACTTGACGAGTTTACTTTGTCTGAGCTCGCTGGTCGAGATGATATGAAAGGCGAGTTTGAAAAAGCTATGGGTTCTATTGAACGAGTTGTTATGAATGAAATGGAAGTTAACAATTTTAGAAATGCTTTATTTGAAGCAATTAAACATCTTATAATTTGCGGTAATGTTTTATTATACATAACACCTGATCTTAAAATGAAAGTATATCATCTTGATAGATATGTAGTCAAAAGAGATGGTATTGGAAATGTATTAGAAATAATTACAAAAGACATGGTAGCACCATCTTCACTTACCGAAGAACAAAAATTGTTAGTAGAGGGAGATAAAGAAAAAGATGGTTACGATGATACTTGTGAAATTTATACATGTGTTAAAAGATCAGCTAACGGTAAAAAATGGGAAGTACACCAAGAGATTTACGAAAAGATTGTACCATCATCTGTAGGTACATATCCTATAGATAAAAACGCATTCATACCATTAAGATATACGTCTATTGACAATAGTGATTATGGTAGAGGATTTATAGAAGAATACATTGGCGATCTTCGTAGCTTAGAAGCATTATACAGATCTGTAGTCGAGGGTTCTGCCGCTGCAAGTAAAGTTTTATTTTTAGTAAAACCAAATGGATCAACTCGTTTAAAAACTTTATCTGAAAGTCCTAACGGTGCAATCCGTGAGGGTAATGCAGAAGATGTTACTACACTTCAAGTTAATAAGTTTTCTGATTTTAATATTGCATTCCAAACAATGAAGTTAATTGAAGAAAGATTACAATTTGCTTTTATGTTAAATACATCAGTACAAAGACAAAACGATAGAGTTACAGCTACAGAAATAAACTATGTTTCTAAAGAACTAGACGATAGTTTAGGTGGCTTGTATTCTTTATTGTCTCAAGAATTACAACTTCCATTGATAAACAGATTGATGTTTCAAATGGAAAGAAAGAAAGCATTACCAACTTTACCTAAAGAAAGTATACGTCCTAAAATTGTAACAGGACTAGAAGCTTTAGGTAGATCTAGCGACCTACAAAGATTAAATACATTTGTACAACAGCTACAACCTTTTGCACAACAGCTTATGACTTATCTAAATTTAGATGAGTATGTGAAACGTGTTGGTACCTCTCTTGGAGTAGAAATGGAAGGACTAATAAAATCTTCTGAACAAATCCAAGCAGAACAACAAGCTCAACAAGAACAAATGATGATGGAACAAAATTCCCCTGCCGTTGTAAAAGAGGGCATGGGTATGGTCAGGGATAGTTTTAAAAATCAAGATCAATAATAAGGAGAAGAAATGGTTGACAAAGTAGAAGTACCTGTCGAAGAAGTAAAAGAAACTCAAGAGTATTTAGATGAAATGTCTAAAAAAGCTGATGATGCAAATAATGTTGCAACTACTGAAACAGCACCGACAGAAGCACCTGCAAAAGAAGAATTAATTTTAGGTAAGTTTAAGTCTCAAGAAGATTTAATAAAATCTTATCAAGAATTAGAAAAGAAACAATCTGAGGCACCTAAAGAAGAAACCAAACTAGAAGCAGATACGCCTCCTAGTACGTTTGATTTTAATAGTGCACAAAAAGAGTTTGATGAAAATGGAGAGTTAAGTGAAAACACTATTCAATCTCTTGAAAAAGCAGGATTGCCAAAATCATACATTGATAATTATTTAGCAGGATTAGATGCTGTTGCACAAAAGTTTGAACAACAAGCTTTTGACAGTACAGGTGGC